CTCTCATTGATGATGACCGTTTCAAAGTAGATGTTCCTCTTAATACTGGTTCGTGCTATGTGTTTAACACTGCTGAAGGTGTAGACGCAACATATTGTACTGGTGCTAGCAGCCGTGAAACCTACTTCCCACAGTATTCTAGAAATGGACCAATCGTTCAAATACTTGACAAGAAAAATATGAATGATGTAAAAGGTAAGTGGCAGATGCACACTGCTTCTGGCCAGCTTAAGCAAGCAGACCAAAGAAATAGACAAGGGTCTGAGGCAGATCAGGAGTTCGCTGAGTTATTTCCTGGATTGATGAAGAGAATCGCTAAAGAGTTAAACAGTAAGTCCGAAGAGTTAAAGACAAAATCTAGTGAGATGGATATCGCTCGTGGTGGATGGAACATCGCGGAAGAAGTTTCACGCATCAAGTCAAAATACCCAACTGCATATAATAGCAAGGCTGAGGGTGAAGAAGATGAGCCAGAAGAAGTTTCAACTCCGGCAGGCCCAACTGGTCCAGATCGGCAGTGGACAATGGTAGTTAACGGTACTCGTCAAGACGACATTATACGAGCCCCGACTGAAGAAGCTGCTATGGATGAACTGGTTCGCAGGATGCGTATATTACATCCAACCGCGAATGAAGGTATTATCAGAAACCGCTGTAGCGTTATCCCATACGAGCAACCAGTACAAGCAGCCCAGCAACCAGAGCAACAAAATGGAGGAAATCGTTCTTGGGAAGTTGTAAGTCACCAAACTGGTCGTAGTCTGCTTCCTAGAGAGTTCCTTGCCGCTCCAACACATCGCCAAGCGTGGGCCCAGTTTAGACAACAACCTCGCCTCCGAGATTTAACTGATGCTCAGATTGAAAACCTATATGATGTGATTCCCAATCCTGATGCAGTACAATAGTGTCCGCTGAATAATGGACTTATCTGAACTCAAAAGACTTGCTGGTATAACAGATCACCGTGGTATGAGTACTGTCTCAGAACCTAATAACCATGTCATATCTCGTCCTGGTACTGAAGAATGGTTCAAGCGTCCAGTTAATGATATGCAGATGCCAACAGGATTCAGAGGCCGCAAGAAATGAGAGCGAATGAGTTCATAGTTGAAACTGATCTAGGCTTGTTAGAAGGCAAGAAGTTTCACAAGCTAAACTTAGAATCAATAGAAAAAAGATTCGGTGAAATTCATCTCGGCGGCGGAACCACATTAAAAAATCAAAAACTAATCAATTTCCTACACAAAGCAAATCAACCGGAAAAAGTTTATGAATATATTTTGGTACAAAAGTTAGCCAAATTAAATGGTTCTACTTTGAACGAAAGCATTGATAGTACTGACGAAAATCTAAATCATTTGTTTGACAGATTTAACTCTTGCTCTTCTGGAAACAAGGTTAAAGTAGGTGATGATATTGCTGTACTTGAACTAGAAGCCATGCATATTGGAAACTCATATAATATAGAGTTGAGTGGATTTCTAAATCCTAAAGAAGTTGTCGCTGCTGACAACAGATACATAAAAGTTATATCTGGCGAAACTTATCCTAGAATTAAAATAGAACAACTAAGTATGTGGAGGCAAGTAATCTTCTTTGATAGTAAAGAAAATGCTGAAAAATGCCTAACTTACATGAGTTTATTATCCGGTAAATTGGGGGATTGGGATTTGTCTATTAATGTCCAACAAGATGCTACGGAAGGATTAGATGAAGGCTGGAAAGAAAAGGCCAAAGGTCTTGCGGCTGCCGGTGCTATCGCTTTCGCTGGTCAGGCCATTATGCCAAAGACGATTGAACCTTCTCCTTACTCAGCGAGTGACTATCAACTACCGAGAGTTCCTCAAGAGATATTACAAAAAGTTAATGCTGCTATACATACTCCACTTGCACTTGCACTAAGAAGAGAAGCATTTGTTGCAGGTATCGAAGGTGCAGAGTTAGCACAACTTATTGCACAATGCGCCCATGAGACTCAAGACTTTATGTCACTTGTTGAACACGGTGGAAGTCTTGACTTTAGGCAATATGACATACGATACAATCCACAAAAAGCCAAACTATTAGGCAATACTCAGCCAGGTGACGGTGCTCGTTATCATGGTCGTGGGTTCATTCAGTTGACTGGTCGTTATAACTACAAGAAAGCCGGCGAAGCATTAGGTCTTCCACTTGAAGATCGTCCTGAACTATTAGAACGTCCTGATGTCGCGGCTAAAGTCGCAGTATGGTATTGGCAGCATAGAGTAGCACCTAAGGTTGATAACTTCAAAGACACTCGTGCTGTTACTAAGCCGATCAACTCTGGCCTCAGTGGGTTAAAGGATAGAGAAGACAAGTTCAACGCTATTATGCAGATATTAAGCACACCGGTAACAAGATAATGAGAGCATATGAGTTCCTTATTGAGACCGCTGATGAAAATCAGATTATCAACATCATAGCAATCGCTGCGGCAAAAAAGTTAGTTGATCGCGAGATGTTTAACTATAATGCCGGAAGAGTTCAGTTTAACGCAAGTGACCTCGGCTTACCGAAAATACACGATCCTGTTATGGCAAAGTTGATTGACACACTGAAGTTTATCGTATCGCCTAATATAGGTGACGGTCGTACCTTAGGCGAGTATTTACTCGGCGGCGATGCTATTCAGTTGTACTGGCCAGTATTAAAGCATAAGGCAGGCAACAACAAAAAACTTTTAAAAGTTCAAATAGCAGACACCTTGTCTCACGAACTACAACACGCACTTGATGCCCTTAAGGGAGGTAAAAAACCCTTTTCCGACATACATAAACCTATGCCGAACCCAAATGTTGGATTACGAAATAAGGAAAACTTTAGAGCATACTTGAAACAAAGACACGAGGTCAACGCAAGATTACAACAAGCATTATATGACATTCATCACAGCATTCGTGACCCTCTTGATCCCAAAGAAACTTTCAGTATGAAACAACTTCCCCAAATGATTGAATGGGCATTTAAGCGTAACGAACTTGATAACCTCTACTGGCATGACGAGCGAGCATATAAACGATTGATCACTCGCACATACAAATATCTTGAAGCAGAACTTAACAATCCAAAAGTAGTTACTCCTACCCCAGGTTTGATACAACGAGCAATCGCATTTATCACCGGCAATCCAACCACTGAGATAAAATAATACGATTTAGGTAAAATAAGTGTTGACATCGGAAACGGTGTTTGCTATAGTGAATCAACAAGAGCATTTCGCTTCACTTTGATAAATAAAACAAAGGAATACAACATGAAGATCAACGAATTGCTAAACGAGTCGGCTCACGACGATTGGAATGATGAAGCAGAAGAAGTCATTGATCCTGATATGGACAAGATTCCGCATATCGTGATGCAGTTTAAGAAGGCTCTTGATCTCGGTGGCCGTCATCCTATCGTCTTCCAAGACGGTAACAAGACTCTTATTCCAGTTCACCTTATCCGTCAGTTCATGAGTAAGTATGCTTCACTGAAGCCTTATCAGCGTGAAGAGTTGCAAGACATCGTGTCTAAGAGCAAAGAAGCGTTCATGGACGTTCTCGGTCAGAACTAATACAATACACAATGTATTTGAAGTGAGCCCTGAACTTAATCGTTCGGGGTTTACCAATATGTACACATTACTTTTGCACCGATTCGCTAAATAATATTAATAACCTTAATAACAATAATAAAAACAAAAGGTAAAACATATGGGTGATTTCTTTAAACTAGTAGCTGAGGTTGGCTTTCCAGTTGCCGCCGCAGTAAGTGCTGGATACTTTGTATTTCTAACACTAAAGTTCATACTAGCGGGTGTCACGAGTAGCATCAATGGAATGAAGGGTATTATTACTTCGTTGGATAATCGCGTTAAAACGATGAATCATGATGTTATCCGTATTGACACTGTTGTTTCTGATGCGTTAGGATTGAAGCCAGACGTAGATAGAATCGGGCGTGCAGACGGCAAGACAGATGCGAGAAAAGACTAATGGGTAATATAGCAGATTTAATCAACAAGTTTGGATTCCCCATTATTGCTGCCGGCGGCGTTGGCTATATGGTATACTATGTCTGGAACTGGGCGACTAAGGAAGTCAAGCCAGTACTCAGTGAAGCTAACAATACATTAGTAGGCCTCATTGATCGTGTTAGAATGCTTGACAATGATTTGATTCGTTTAACACAAAAGGTCACTACAGTCCTTCACTTGCGTGGCAAGACGATAGAATATGAGCGTATTGAATCAGAGAAGATCATCAACAAACCAACCGAATAATCATATTATCACTTCTCGTGATAAATACACTTATGCTCGGTGATGAAATCATATTAGAATCCGCTGTATCGGACCTCGCAAAGAAGTTACCTTCTTTAGATAAGCACGATTATGACACCATTGACACCTTAATGCGTAAGATTGCTTCAAAGCATCATATCACTGGTAAAGCATTACATGACTTGTTTATCAAAAAGTTTGACAGAACACCTGATGAATGGATCAAGGATAAGCTCGACGAAGACGGTGAAGATCAAAATTGGAGAGATGATCCAATGCAGTGGCATGGATCCCAAAACGATGAGTATGAGGATTGGTATGAAGAGCAAAAGGACAGGCCTCTGCGAGTTAAAGTACACAATGTATCTGAGATGGGCTTACAACCAACAGGAGTGTACACTGTCAGAAACTTTAAAAAGATTTCTACTACTAATGCAGAAATGTCAGTCCTTCATCACGGCGCATTAGTTACCGGAATAGTTAACCTAAGTCATCCAGATACTCATAGAAGTAATCGCGGTAGAATTCCCAATATGGAATTCTACACCGATTCAAAACCGATAACAGCACGGCAAGCATTCAATATATTTCAAACTAAACTACATAATGATATCAAAAAGACACGAAAAGACCGACCAAAGATTGAATGGGAACGACTGGATGAAGACGGTTACGAACTTGATTTACAGAGTGAAGTAGACAAGTTTGTAGACTGGTCAGTGAAGAGACTTCATATCAAGAGCAAACCTGTTGTAGAACTCAGCATGGATACCGAAGAAGCACAAAATAATCATCACACAGGCGGACATGTTGACGGGGAAGACAGCATTTGGGTCTATGCTAAGAATCGTAATCTCGTAGACATACTCCGCACCGTATTTCACGAACTCGTACATGTGAGACAAGGTGAGCTTGATATGATTAGGCCAGGTTCCAGCTATCCAGGCAGTCCGATTGAGGCTATGGCAGATATGTTGGCAGGCAAGTATATCAAGATATTTGGCGAAAAGAATCACCACATCTTTCAATAGCTTTGGGTATACTTAGTGTTGACTTTAGGTATCATTGACATTATAGTCAAAAGATAACTCATAAAGGAACAACAGCATGACATTTGAACAAATCCTTCAGGTTGAAAACCTGCCAGACTACGACGCACTGTACGATACAACCCGTGCGGATGAACCACCAGTGACCCCCCGCCCATGGCGGGAACAGTTGGAGGAGCTTCTAGCCAAAGACCAAGGACCAACCATGCTCGCATGGCGTTCATCCTGCTGATTGGCGTAAAGACTGGCAACGCAATGAATGGACTAAGGTCCGCGATTTGGCTGATGTCTAATATGTTTGGGAATGTTACCCGAACAAAACCTTGACTCATCACTATACATACTATATACTACACAGACTAGAAGGAGTAAACATGTCTAGAGTATTTAATTCCGAAGCTAAGCTTAAGTTGGTACAAATCATCAATGAAGGCATGGGCGTTCTACAAGAGATTGAGACATTGAACGAAGGTCTTAACGACACTGTTAAGGCAATCGCAGAAGAACTTGAGATCAAGCCAAGTATTCTCAAGAAGGCAATCAAGGTTGCACACAAGTCCCGCTTAAATGAGACCAACGACGAAAACGCTGAACTCAACAATATCTTGGAGACTGTTGGTCGTACTGATTAATGTATATTGACGCGATATTAGATAGCAATGCTGATCGCATTCATGTAGTTGAGCGTACTCCTGAGGGTAAAAGGGCATATAAAGAATATCCTACAAACTATGTTCTTTATTATGCCGATCCCAAAGGCAAACAACGCTCTATCTATAACGATCCAATCACTCGTTTCTCATCACGCAAACGCGGTGAGTTCGAGAAAGAGCGTAGGATTCACTCTAACAAGAAACTGTTCGAGAGTGATGTCCCTGTAATCTTTAGATGTTTGTCTGAGAACTATCTCAACATTGATCCTCCAAAACTTCATACATGCTTCTTCGATATTGAAGTGGACTTTGATCCTGAAAAGGGTTTCAGTCCAACTTCAGATCCATTCAACCCGGTAACAGCGATCAGCTTGTATTTGGATTGGCAGGATCAACTTATCACTTTGGTTATGCCACCAAAGCACATGTCGGATGAGACTGCACAAGAACTCACTAAAGACTTCACTAACTGTTTCTTGTTCCGCAGTGAGATTGAGATGTTTGAAACATTCTTCGATCTCATTGATGACGCAGATGTATTGACTGGTTGGAACTCTGAAGGATACGATATTCCCTATATGGTAAATCGTGTTACTCGCGTGATGTCTAAGAATGACACTCGTAGGTTCTGTCTATTGGGTCAACTTCCTAAACCACGCACATATGTACGTTTCGGCAACGAAGAGCAAACTTATGATCTTGTTGGTCGTATACATATGGACTATCTTCAGATGTACAAGAAGTACAACTATGAGTCACGACACAGTTATTCACTAGATGCTATTGGTGAATATGAACTAGGTGAACGTAAGACCCAGTACGAGGGTACACTTGATCAACTATACAACAGAGACTTTAAGACTTTCGTAGAGTACAATAGACAAGATACTATGCTTGTGGCTAAGATCCACAACAAGTTGAAGTTCCTTGAACTCGCAAATGCCCTGGCGCATGAAAATACTGTACTGCTACCAACTGTTATGGGTTCGGTGGCTATGATTGAGATGGCGATTTATAATGAAGCACATGAACGGGGTTTCATTGTCCCTGATAAAAAGCGTAGGGATTCGTCTAGTGGAGAGTCACAACAAGCAGCAGGTGCATATGTTGCTGTACCGAAGAAGGGGATACACGAATACGTCGGAGCAGTTGACATCAACTCTCTATATCCCTCAGCGATCAGAGCACTTAACATGGCTCCAGAAACTATTATCGGTCAGGTCCGTCAAACACTTACTGATCAGTATATGCAGGAAAAAGGTGCTCGTCTGGGCGTTGAAAAGAAACGCAAAAAAGGCAGCGTTAATGAAGACGAAGCAGTAACTGGTTCTATTCTCTGGGAAAATCTCTTTGGTTCACTAGAATATACAGCTATTATGAACCAAGAGCGTGGTACAATGCTCACACTTGACTATGAAAATGGTCATTCAAAAGAGATGTCTGCTGCTGAAATCTGGAAGATGATCTTTGACAGTCATAATCCATATATGATATCAGCGAACGGTACCATCTTTACATATGAGCGAGAGGGTATCATTCCTGGTCTATTATCACGCTGGTACTCAGAGCGTAAAGTTCTTCAAAAGCAAGCTAAAGAAGCATATGGAACTGATCTGTTTGAGTATTACGATAAGCGACAACTTGTTCGTAAGATTCTACTCAACTCAGCATATGGCGCACTATTGAATGAGCATTGTCGTTTCTATGATAAGCGTATCGGACAATCAACTACATTGTCTGGTCGTCAGATCGTCAAGCACATGATGAGCCAGATCAATGAGACTATTGAAGGCAAGTATCAACATGACGGTGACTCAATCGTTTATGGTGACACTGACTCATGCTACTTCACTGCTTATCCCGCTCTTAA